CAGTGCGTTCGCTTGTTCAGTCGTCAGTTCAATTTTGATCATGCGACAGGAGCTTCGGAAACAATGATTGGCTCGTCAATGACAACCGGAACCGGCGTCCAAGGAAGCGGAAGCGACACGACCGGAGCATTGGCCTGGTCAACAATCTCTTTCTCCACGCTCGCCTCGACAGACGCCTTATCAACACCGTTGTCCCAACACCAACCAAGAACTTGAGCCTCGGTCAATTGGTCGTACGGAGTGAAATCGCCGCTCGGAGGAGCGAACGAGACGCATCCGGTCAAAGCAGCACTAAATGCACCATCAGATCCACGGCAACTCCAGTTCGCCGTGATGACAACATCAGACAACGATGCCTCGGTCTTTTGGACCAAAAGCTGTTTGATGATCCAGTTGATTGAAATAGTGGTGGTCATAGAAGATTAAACGGTGTAACAAATGCTCAACGTAACATCGGCAGAGACATCAATCGGGACTGGATTGCTATTCCCGCCGCCAACCGGAATCTGCCTGAATCCAATTGTTGTGCTATTCGCAACAATAACTGCTCCCAAAGTGTTGCTTGCGGTCAGTGTAATTCCGCTTGTGTCTCCGATGCTTGCCGACGAACAAAAAACAGAAGCGGAGCTAGTGAACGGAAGATTACCTATCTGCATATTCCCGGTCCCAGTATGAGCAGTCCAGGACAAGAACATTTCGCAGAAAACACGGTTCCCAATTTTAGTATAGACTCCAGATCGCGACGTATAAACTCCAACACCAGCAGCCGTTGTTCCAACAATGGTCGGCGTGAACGTACCCTCTTCGTAATCATCAAGAGTGTTCACGTCGGTCGCAGCAACCTGGGTAGCGGGGAACGTGATGCCCGATTTAAGCTGGAGAACACCACCGTTTGCGTTGTTTGTAAGAGTACCAACCAGTAAATTTCCTCCGTTTGGTTGCAATGCAAGGTCCTGATTAGTTGCGTAATTTGACCTATTACGAGACTGTATCCATGCGTAATAGGGCCCTACCGCATAGGTTCCAGAATCTATGACTAGTCCAGTCCCTAGCGCTCCAATGCGAAATGAACCATTGTCAGTTGCTGACCCGCTTGTTGCGGGAATAGCTTGTGTCCCATTTACGACCAACTTGAAGTCAGGACTCACTCCAACACCCAATCCAGTTGAATTGAGCGTCATCCGCGTACCGCCTGCGCCGTCGTACCAACTGAACACGCCAAGAGGCGCAATCCGATACTGAGCGAGCGAATTGGCGGCAAATTCCAACGTGTTCGCAGCAGGAAGCCACGTTCCATTTGCCGGAATAGTGCCACCCGTGACGTTGGAACTAGCCATCGTCATCGGCCCGGAAAGAGTCAACGCATCGGTAGTTTTGTTGTACGTCAACCCAGCGTCACCAGCCAGATTCGTTCCGCCATCATTGAAGATGACCTGCGTCGTGGAACCAGGAAGACCGACACCCCCTCCAAGAGCCGTGTACAACTCGGTGAAGTTCTGGTTGGTGTAATCAAACGACGTCCGCAACGGTGTACCCGTCCCGTCGTTCGGAGCCGCACCGATATTGATGGTCTGTTTTGCCATAAAATTAGATGAATTCCGTCATGTCCGCAGTGATCATTGTCGAAGATGAATCGATAACCGTGTTGTCAGCAGTGATGTCCGCCGTTCCACCAAGAGTCGATGCCTCCCAAAGTAGGCCAAGCTCCAACAGAACCCTTTCACGCGGACTCTTGCACGAAGCTCCATAAGCCTCGTTGATCAAAGTCAAAGCATCCGCGCAAGAAAGATTAGCCATATCAGTTCGCGATGATCTTGAACCAAGCGACTCCGTTCGACATCACCACCGCTCCGTTCCATTGCGGAGTCAAAACATGAGTTGCCGCTCCATCGATGGTTTCTGCCCCGTATCCATCGACCGTCACCGTGTTCGCGCCGGCATTGATGCGCTTGAAAGCATAGATACGACCCGGAACAAGAGCGGCAGGAGGAAGAACCATCGTGATTGCTCCTCCAGTGGCGTCGCAGATGAGCAGATAATCGCCGCTGACAACCGTGCCCGTGGTAGTGACGCTCCTGAACGCTCCTCGCGTCGCGCCACCACCCTGCAAATAAACAGCGATGCGATTCTCAAGAGCAAGCCTGGCCAACTCAAGCTCACGCGGAGAACGGCATCCAAGTGCCGCCATCTCGTTGATCAGCGTCTCCGCCTCGTCGCATGTGATGTTTGCCATATCGATTTATCAGGCCATCGGACCACGACCACGCTGCATCACCTCGGCAATGAATCCCTGTTTTCCATGAGCCGCTTCACCACCCTCCTCCGCTCCATGCGCCTTCATCTTGCCTTCACCTTCAGCTTCGCTCTCATTGGATTCGTAACCGGCAAGAGGTTGGCCATCCACCTCCACCAACATCGCCTTGCCGTTCTTCTTCAACACGATGGTCGCCATCGTCTGAAACTTCTCGCCCTCCTTCAGGTTCTCGGGAACCTCGACACCCTTCGGAAGAATAAAATTCGGCATGAACGAAGCATTGCTTCATGCAATATCTTGTCAATACGAAAAACCCACCACCAGCCTTTCGGCCAATGATGGGCTGTGTCAAACAATACCGTTCCGATTACGAGCAGATGATCTGGGTCAGCGCGCCTGTGCAACGACGGAAGATGATCGTCATGCCCTGGTTCGTGAAGATCGGCTCAGGAGCGTGCATGAACTCCGCGTAATGCTGGCCCTTCTTGTCGAGCGGGTCAGCGCAATCAACACTGAGCTTGTACGCACCGGTCACCCACTGCCACTCGCCCATGTAGTTGGTCGGCATCCAAGCCAAGTCACCGACTCGGTTCACAGGCCGCACGATGTGACTCTTGAACACGTACGGAGTGACGATGAACGCACCTTCGTACGCAGCAGTCGTCCAGGTCGGATTGACACTGAACACAGTACCCTTCGTGCCGCTCGCACTAGTGAACGGCTGGACGAGCGTGTACTTGCCACCGGAATAGCTGAACCGGGGCGGGAACAGATTCGGCACATGCCGGAAGTTCTTGATGACCCGGTTCGCACCGATGCGCTTCAGCAACGTCGATCCTTCGCCAGATCCGGTATCCGCGATGTTGAGGTCGGAACGGAACGCAGGATTGTTCTGCGCGATGCGCTGCGACGCCTCCAACCCGATGTACAACGGGAACACAGGACCATCGCTGCTGTACGAGATGAACCCAGAACTATCAGGATTCGTCGCGCCATTGCGGATGAGCGTCGCCGCCGCCACATCCAGCATCTCCTGGGTCAACTCCGACGTGGACTGATTCAATGCCTGACCCGAGCTAACACCATCAATCCACGGGAACTCGTTCACGCCGGCAGGAATCGTTTCAGTCTGCGTGAAGCTCGAATCCGCAATCGCCTTGATGGCATACTTCGCGAAGATATTCTGATACCGAGTCTCCCAAGAACGCTGCGCGCGGATGGACAGCTTCTCAAGATACACACGCAGGAACGCCTCGACACGATGGTCGAAAGTCAGGTCGTCCTTACACAGCAACGGACCCTTGAGCGCGAAACGCTCAGGCCCCCAGGTGACCGCGTTGTAACCAACTGGAACGTCGTTGTACGTGACATCGCAAGCATTGGTACCAGCACCATCAGCAAGCGTGATTGCCGCCCAAGTCTCAGCCGCAGTCGGCTCGATGCTGGTCGTGGTGAACGAGGTCTGGATCAAACCAGTGCCCTGCGGATACTCGCCGCGCTCGATGAGGTTGAGCCACATCGAACGATACGACGCGCGCTTATAGACATCCTGTGCAAGCGACTCCGTAGCCACCGCAAAGGCATTAAACACATTGGGACAAGCCATAATGAAAACTGTTTCCTGCGTTTACCGTTTTTTAGTGGGCCATCCATCCATCATCCAATGGACCGATATTTCCCACCACCACCAAACGCGGGCTGTCATTTCCGCTTAGACATTCGCATCCGATGACCAATCGTATGCAATCATTAAGGTCGATGGATGGATGGATGATTAGAATCCATTATCCTGTCAATAAAAATATCACCTACTGCATTATTGAAGAATAATGATAAATGTTTAGAGAGTCGAAAAGGGTGGAAAATTTTTGAGGGGGGCTATGTAAACGACCCCACCCCCAAAGGGGGGGCGTGCCAGTTCCATCCCCGTTCATTCCATCCCATAGAAAAGAATTCTTATTCTATTGTGTCCGCTTCAATTGTTTTATTCGACAGTGTGATATTATCCATTCGATCCGGCATTGAACCTAGGAGATTAATCGAGATGGACGATGCCTCGCTTTGATCTGACCATCCAAACACTAGCGCGCTCCGCTTTGCTACTGATCCTAGTATTTGCTCCCTGGTGGATTCATCTTTGATTCCATCCAGGTCGTAGGTGTCGACTCGTTTAATGGTTGATATAGCGTCAGCGGCGAGCTTAGAACGAACCAATGCGGAGAGGCTTTCTAGCGATTCAATCTTCTTTTCTTTGCAAACGCTTTGCATTTGTCTCCTAATTTCTGGCAGTCCAGCACGAGATGCGCGTGCTGCTACGCTCATCCGCACAAGCTTCAAATCGTCAGCGATCGCCGACAGTTCCTCCCCTGCCAGATATCTCGCCCGGATCTCGTTCCAATGTCCCGCTAGTGACGCCATGCCGCGCAGCATGGTTCACGCCCTGAGGCTCTGCAATGCCTGTTTCCCTCGCCCTGGTCATCGCTCTGGTCCCTGCCCTGGTCATCGCCCTGGTCATCGATTCCCTCCCTCTTAAAAGTTTTTGCAGAAATTTCTTCCAACCCGCTTCCGCCTGTGGTTTCCTTGGTCCGTGAACAAAAAATTGCCAGTGAACAAAAACACACCGTGGACAGCGGCACGCGCGGCACGACCGGATTTCGCGTCGTCCTTCATCGTCCACTTGACGATGGTGTCCAAAAACACCAAGACAGGCCCGATTCCCGTTTCCACTTCGCCGTCCGTCACTTGCCCGGATGCCTGTCCGTTCAAAGATGGATCCTGTTACGCTATTGCGGGCATGTATCTCCGGATGCATTGGAAGAAGGTTGACGCTGGCGTGCGCGGCATGCCTTGGTCCGAATTCCTTGGCGCTGTGCGGAATTTCAAGCAGAACACGTTTTGGAGGCACGACCAAGCGGGCGATTTGCCCGGCGAAAACGACAAGATCGAGCCTTCAATGCTCGCCGATCTTGCTACCGCAAACGAGGGAAAACGTGGGTTCACGTATACCCACAAGCCGGTGCTGACCGGTCAGCACGCCAAAGGGAACCTTCGTGCGATCCGCTCCGCCAACCGTGCAGGTTTCGTCGTGAACCTTTCCGCCAATTCAATTCAGCACGCCGATGAGCTTGCGACGCTCGGCCTTCCCGTCGCGGCGGTCGTTCCGCAATCTTCGCCCGATCGGTTCACTACGCCGGCCGGAAACAAAGTTGTGATTTGTCCCGCGCAGCGTGTCGCTGGACTGTCGTGCGACAAGTGTCGCTTGTGCGCCAAAGGTGACCGAGGCTTCATCATCGGATTCAAGCCGCATGGAACGGGAGCGAGGAAAGTCGAAGCGATCACGAGCGCCGTCTGATCATCCGCGCGGGTCCCCGGTTCACGCTTGGGACCCTGGCGGGTAATCATGCCCGATCAAAACCACAAAACATATGCAAGCGATCACGACAAAATATCTTTCCGCAACCAACAACCGAGGCTCCCGCATCAAAGCGACCTGCGACCGTGGGTCCATTACCATCCCCTATCCGCACGAACTCAGCGGGGATGCGGTCCACATCACGGCGGTGTTCGCGCTGGTTGCCGCGTTCGCCGACGAAGACCTCGCGTCCCGTGGCGAGCCGAAGGACGGCAATCCTTGGTTGCGCCCGTTCGCCAGCGGCGGACTTCCGGGTCAGGCCGGCATGGCTCACGTCTTCATTCCTTGATCCCACACGTCAACCGATCGGCGCTTGTCGGTCGGTTGCGGTGTCGGTTCAAACATCATCATCATCATCATCATCATGCCTACTAAAACACATCCCAAAAATGACGGTTTCCTTGCGCGCGAAACGGAGCGCCTGGAGCTTTTGAAAGCTACGTATTCCATGCGCGCAGACGGTTCTATTTTCCGCGACCGTGGCGACGGATGGAAGCGGGTCGTGCTTCTGGCCAGCGTCACGCCAGAAGCGTATTGGCTCAAGATCAAGGCAAAAGACGCGACTCTTTCGCGTGAGTTCCGCGCATATCGTTCCGCCGTCATCGATGCGATCCCATTATCGGACCGACCCGAATACTTCACGCTTGTGGACCTTCTCGGCGACGACGTTGATGGAATCTGGTCGCACCTGGAAGAAATCGGGAAGCGAATCGAAATAGAAATGCTGGTAGAGCTTAACGACCTGGACAATGCACGGCGCGCATCATTTGAGTGAACAACTAAACATCATGAAATCCATATCCATTGCAGACCGTATTGCCGCGCAGGTCGACCTTGAACTTCCGGCGCCTCCTCATGGATTCGCATCCTACGACGAGCGCGACGAGCATCGACGGAAACAGGACGCGCGCTTCCACGAGCTGTGTCAGGAAACCGAGGTGACAACTTGAATCCCTAGAATGCGCGCCGACCGAGGCCGGCGCGCATTCTGCGGATACAAAACAATAAACAATATATGATCGAAGATTACAAAGAACCATCTGAAGAATACAAGCGGGCCTCTCGCGATCACGCTGAAGCGTGTTCCAAACATAGGCTGGTGACAATTGCTTATCGTTCTTTGATGATTGGAGACGCTGAGTTTATTGCGTCGTGCGAAGAGATGAAGCTGGCCGACGCGAAATTCGATGCTGCTTTTAATCTGGAACAATCAAAGCCCTGACCATCTGCGGATACATCAACAACATCATCATCATGAAAATATATACATTCGCACGCGACGACGAAACATTTAATGTCGAGGCTTATAATTATGAACAGGCTTTGGATACGTTGATATATTATGTTGGGGGCGAGGAACAAGCTGCTCTTTGGACCTATCGCGGAGAATAAATTTACATCATCATCATGCAATACACCCCTGAACAATTGGCGGAGGCTTGGCGCGCGGACCTGATGAACGACGCAATGTGCAATCGTGAACAAGCTGAGGTCGGCCCGTATTATCCTGATCGAGGGATCACTCGCGAGAACTTGCTCGCATGGGCAGAGGAAAACGAGCGCGAGGCTGGCCTGCCTATCCCTGCCAGGTTCGCTTTTAATTCTCAAACAAACCAACCATGAACGCATTAAAGTTGGCCACCTTCCTCCTTCTATCTTGTTCCGCGCTTGCCGCGACCGACGACCAGATAGCGGATGCGGTCTATCGGATTGAGGGCGGTGCTCGCGCTCGTGTTCCCTATGGGGTCTTGTCCATCCCGGTCCGCGACGCCGCGCACGCTCGCCGTATTTGCTTGAACACCATCAAAAATAACCGTGCTCGTTGGATAAAAGCTGGACAACCTGGAAGCTATCTGGACTACTTGGCCGACAAATACTGTCCGCTCTCTGCGGATCCTGTCGGTAATAAAAATTGGAAAGCAAACATCAAGAGACTGGTCAAAGAGTGAAAAACAAAAATAGCGGATTTAGGCTTATGTATTACGCGAAACAATTCTCGCCGGGTAACTGGCACGTCATCAATCCGGTGGATGGGAATCCGATCACCGACAACGCGCCTTACGGTGTGGACCGCGTCCTGGTGTTCCGGGATGAGGATGCGGCTCTTGAGCGTGTGGAAGCGTGCAACGACGCTCTTGACTTGGAGGGTGTGCTGTGAAGGTTATCTATCCATCCTCTCTCCGCGAGCGCCGGCGCGCGGCGTATGTCCTGAGCGTCGCCAAGCGGCGCAAGCTCGCTACCGTTGGCAAACTGTCCTGCTTGTGCTCGTTGCCGGCGCATCGGTTGAGCAGCAGTGGTCCTGTGTGTGCGAGGTGCGACGGTATCGAGGCTCGCTTGAGCCGCAGCTACGCGAAGGAATTCGCCGGCTCTAATCGTCGCGGCGACAATATAGCTGGCGCGATGGCGACATATTCTGTGCATTGCGATATGCACTGATGATTTTTGCCGCTGCACCCAATGTGCATCGGTTCCCGTCCGGTGTTCTCTCAATGTGGAAAATGAGGGTCGAAAAGCGCCGGGCGGGGTTTAATTCGGTGACGGTAAACAATGAAACAAAAATATGAGCACTAAATCTAAATATCCCGACATCAGTTTGTTGACGCACGCTGATACTCAGAAGTTGGTCAATGAATTGTTTGACAAGGCGACCAATCCGGTCCGGAAATCGTCCGGGATTTCTAGTCCTTGGAACATCGGGGCGAATTATCTGATCCGGACTGTGACGATGATTGACACGGGCCGGTTGGTGGAGGTGACGCCGATGGAACTGGTCCTTGAGGATGCGGCGTGGGTTGCGGATACCGGTCGTTTTTCGGATGCGCTGAAAAAATCGGAGTTCTGCGAGGTGGAGCCGTTCCCTGCCGGCCGTGTCATCATCGGTCGAGGATCGATTATCGATGCGGTTGAAATCTCCAACCTGCCGATGAAACAGAAATGAACGCCACAATGCTGCGCGCCGGATGGTCGGGGTCGAGGTCGAAGTCGGGGTCGTGGTCGTGGTCGAGGTTGGGGTCGAGGTCGGCGTCGGGGTCGAGGTCGAAGTCGGGGTCGTGGTCGTGGTCGAGGTCGAAGTTGGGGTCGGCATGACATAAACAAAATCGAGACTGGGCAACCTGCGTTGGTGGTGGCCTGTTAACATAATGAGCGCATACACATATATTATAATTGGTATCTGTTGGTTGTTGAGCGTTGTCGCGATAACAATGTTTTTGAGAGGATGTTCTAAGCGACCGTGCCCTTCGTGTCGTGGTATCGCGAGCCGATATTGTCGGGTGTGCGATGGGGAGGGCGTGTTGTGAGGATACTTGATTTGTACGCGGGTGCGGGTGGAGAGCGCCGGCGAGCGCGAATCGAAGCGCGTGGACATACGTATGTCACGCTGGACCTGGACCCGAGGTTCAATTGTAATCTTACAGCGGACATGTTGGCCATTGCCCTCGTTCCGTCTGAGTTCATGTATCACAACGGATATTTTGATTTCATCTGGGCGTCACCGCCATGCGAGGCGTTCTCTGTCGCATCGATTGGACATCACTGGACCGGTGGAAAAGGGGCGTATGTTCCGAAGACGACAGAAGCTCGGTTGAGTCAGGAGCTTGTTGTCGCGGCCTTGAGCTTCATCGCGTGGATGAATCCGCGTGGCTGGATCATGGAGAACCCTCGGGGTGTGCTGAGGAAGTTACCCTGTGTGCAAGGAATCCCGCTCCAGACGGTCAGTTATTGCCGGTATGGCGATACATCGATGAAACCGACGGACCTGTGGGGTAATGTTCCGGGATGGATTCCTAGGCCGATGTGTTGCAACGGACATCCTGATCACGATGCAGCGCCGCGTGGGGCGCGGACTGGTACGCAAGGGAAGGGAGGAGCGGCGGAGCGTGCTGTCGTCCCCTGGCAATTATGGGCTGACGTGATCTACTCGATGGAACAATCTCTATGAACACCCCCGAGCCGATTGCGTGGCGCGTCAAATCTGTGTATGGGATCAAGCTCATTGTTTTTGCGGTGACAGAATCAAAAGCAAAATTCAAAGCGTGGAAGGTTTTGGACTCGGAAGGTTGGCCACCCCTTTCGATAGAGCGCGCTCCAGAATACGATAAAAGCTATCTACGAAACAGGCCGACACTTTCTTTCGACGAATGAATCAACCGTCGGATAAAGTTGAAACGCATTTCTTTTCAGCGCAGAACCATAATCCATAAACAAAAATGAAATTAACTATTCAATCCACACAGAACGCGCAGACTATTGTTGATTTGTTCAACGCGATCATCACCGGAAACGAGGCTGAGGGTGCGACCCCGTTGTCCATCTACGACGAGGACAAGCATATCTGTTCCCTGATCGGGAAAAGCGGCGAGCAGATTCTGGAACTGATCATCGAGCGGGAGAGCGGGGACAAGCTCCAGGAGGTTGGCCATCCAGCCCCTTCCCCCAAGAGCCTCTAAACCCGCTCTCCGCTATCGACACACCAAATCCGCATTCAAATCGCTCCACACGGCATTTCTGAGCGATTACAAGGTATCCATATGCGAGCGATGCATCCTCTTTCTTCAGTCTCCACCTCTCCACCTCCGAGCGCCCGGCCTCAAAGCCGGGGTAGCGTAGTGAGGGTGGAGATATTACCTCTCCCTGTTAAGGGGAGGTATTGTATGTTCTTTAGACATATTAGCAAGTGGCTATGCTAGCTTCTGGTTAGCAGAAAATGGTAGACTCAGAAAGCTAGTTGACGCGAGCAGAAGTGAAAGGGAATTTATTTCTCTCAATGGATAGTTGACGCGAGCAGAAGTGAAGCGTAATTTCTTTATCTCATGAGTTATCTAGCAAACGGAAGTACCCACAGAAGCATGTTTCGGTTGATGCCGCCTTTGGCGCACGACGCGAATCCAGAGAGGTCACAGGTCTTGGGGCATATCGCCGAGAACCTGAACGGAGACTTGGGCAGAGCAGTTGCCGCGTTCAACTCAATGCGACATCCCAAGAGTCGTGTCTTGGTGTTTGACCATATCCATCGGCAATGGAAAGGGTGCGACTGGACGCCCGCAGATACCGTTACCACCGAACAGATGATTGTGTCCGAGCATCGGGCTTTCGAGCGCAAGCAGATTGCTATGGCAGGGGCTTTCAAGGAGCTAGAATCGAACCTTGAAAAGCTCTTACGCCGGGTCGAGAAGCTGGAACGGAAGGAGAAAAGGGAGTTGATGGAGATGGCCAACCAATCCGAGGCCAACGATTCCGGCGATGAGCACCAGGACCGATTGCCGAAAAAGCAAAAACAGCCGACCCGTGAAGAGCAACAGGCGGCGAGTTTGGCAAAAGCGTTGAGCATGGATTGGAAGAACCAGCCTCCTGCCCCAGAATACGTTCGCCCAAAGACGTTCTCTTCAGGCCCAAAAGCCACCGATTCAGGCGCAAAACGTGTCTGGCGCGAGGATTCAGGAGATGAGCGAGAGGATTCTGGCGACGGGTACGCCGAGACGATAAAAAAACATTGGCAAGAGGCTTGACGCGATTCTCGGCAACTGCGACACTGTTTGAGCAATCGGGACTAGAGCGGATGGAGAGCGTCCGACAGGGTGAGGCATGTTTCCCTTGATGAACACCCGGTTGCAGCAAATTTTAATGAAAATTTACACGGCCAAGGATGCAGCGAAAATGATGTGCATCTGCACTGAGACTCTTCGCAGGATTGTCCGGCATGACGGGATCCAGCACAGGAGGATTGGCCGACGGATTTTGTTCACCGACTCCGACATCGCAGCGATTCTTGAGAGTCGGCTGATGACCGGAGCGGTGAACCCATACGCACGAAAAGTAAAACAAGAGAACAAAAGTACAGAAAATGAGCACAAACCCAGACTACACAGTGACAGTTCAGCAACCGTTGACGGTCAGCCCGCCTGACTCGACGACGTTCTACGACAGGATTAACAGCCCGCTCGATGCGGTCAAAACGATGGGCGATTGGATAGCGCATTCCGGCATGTTCGGATGCGTCAAACCGGAACAGGGGTATGTCCTGGCCTTGGAATGCTTGGCGAACAGGCAGACTCCGCTTGCTTGGAAGACGCAGAACCACCTCATCAACGGGAACATCACGATGAAGAGCGAGGCAATGCTCGCTGGGATGATGAACGCGGGATGGGACATCGACTGGATTCAGTTCGATGCGACCGCAGCGATTGCCGACCTCTCTAAAGGAGCCAAGAAGGTCCGGGTCGAGTTCACTGCGGCTGATGCGAAGCTCGCCGGGATGTTGCCGGCGAAGCCTGGTAGCGGGTGGGCCAAGTTCCCGGCTGAGATGCTGCGTGCGCGCGTCATCAGCAAAGCGACACGCATGCTGGATCCGCGCATCACTCAGGGCCGTTACACGCCAGAGGAGGTGGCCGACTTCTCGAACAGTCCATTGCCGGCACAATCGATTCCTGCGGTCACGGTTCAGCCGGTCGCTCCATCCGCCACCGTCAACCAGTACACACTGGTCGATAAGCTGGAAATCATCCTCGAAGAACATGCGGAAATAGCGAACAGATTCTTGATCTACAAGAACCTCATCAACGAGGGCCAGAACTTCAGGGACGTATCTTCAAAGGTTGCATCGATGATTGTCGGTGACGCAGATGGATTCATCAAGAAAGCGTATTCGTTTGCTGCGGAATCGAAAGGAGCACAATGAACCATCACACAGTCGTCGGTCGGATCATCAATGAAACGATGCCGGCAGAGAAGTATCACGCGGTCCAGGCTCTATCGAAGTCGATGATGGCCAAGCTGCTGAAATCACCGGCGCATTATCGAGCCGCACAGGAGGAGCGCCAAGAGCCGTCGAAGGCTATGCAGCTTGGTACTGCCATCCACACCGCTGTCCTGGAGCCTGACCTTTACACCGATGTTGTGGCCGTGACTCCCGAGGGTATCAATGGGCGCACCAAGGAGGGCATTGCGTGGAAGGAAGAGAACAAGAGCCGGATTTGCCTCAACAATTCAGAGAATCGCGATGTGCAGGGTGTCGCTCGTTCAATCCGCAGTCATCCATTCTGGTCCATCTACCAAGCTCCTCATCGCATCGAGGCGAGCGTGTTCGGGCTGGACGCGGATACCGATATCGCCATCAAAGCTCGTCCTGATCTGTGGGTCGAGGACCATACCATAGTGGATATCAAGACAACCGATGACGCATCACCAGAAGCGTTCACTCGTACTGTCCTGAACTTTGGATACCACATCCAAGCGGCGCATTATCTGGCGATGACTGGTGCCGCTGGTTTTTTTTTCGTCGCTGTCGAACGCACCGCTCCATACGCTGTCGGAATCTATCGTCTCGATTCAGAATGGTTGCAAGCCGGCGAGAACATGCGGCGCAAGGCGATCACATTGTTGCACGAATGCCAGGCACTGGACAAGTGGCCTGCGTATCCAACATCATTGCAAACTCTTTCATGCCCAAAGTGGGTGTTAAACAAGTCGGAAAACTAAATCAATAAATAAGTATTATGTTCAAAGTCAATCGACAGGATGGTGCGGCGCAATTCATCAACACCGAGGGCGATTTCGTTGTCACGGTCAGTAAGGTGGAGGAGGCGCTGGACAACAAGGGTCGCGAAGTGTGCAAGGTGACGTTCAAGACCGATGACGGATCATCGACCAGCGACCGGTTCATCAACCAAGAGAACACCTGGTTCAGGGTGAACCAGTTGGTTGCTGCGACCAACCACAATGTACCTGACGGAACCGAGGTGGATTTCCTCGGCAAGAAGGGGAGTTTCGGCGAGTTCGTGAAATCGATGGTCGGCCTGAAGCTCATCATCGTCGCTCGTTTTGAGGAGTACGTTGACCAGGCTGGCGAGAAGAAGAAGATCATCCGGGTGAAGAACATGAAGGCTGTCGCTCCGGTCGCTGCTGAGGATAACCTGCCGTACTGAAGTGATACAGGAGGGGAGCGCATTCCTTTACAACGCTCAATAAATTTTGTATCTATGAAACTCAAAGATCCCAACATCACCGCAGAAGTCCTGCTAGACAGCATATGCAATGGCCACCGGTTGACCACGATGAAGGTGCGCTGTCCACGCATCATTCTCTCTGAGTTCAATACCCATCGGGCGTTCAGCCGCAACAGCGCGTCAAGCAGGGCTATACCAACATCTAAGTTTCGCAATCGGGTTAAAGAGAATCCCTATTTTCCGCAGCAGTGGAACGTCGCCGGAGTTGGAATGACAGCCGCTGGTCCAATGAACGAATTCTCGGCCATTAGGATGCGGGAGGAATTGAAAGACTTGATTGATAATGCACTGGATTGGCATAGTGGATGCGAGGCTGCTTTTGCACCCGCAAAGGAGCAGATAAACCGTTACTTGGAACCGTTCATGTACACGGAAATCCTAGTCAGCGCGACCGAGTGGTTGAACTTCTTCTATCTCCGATGCAGCCCGCAGGCAGATCCGGCAATGCAGATGACAGCAGACGCAATGCTGGAAGCGTACATTGAATCCTTCCCAAAGCTTTTGAAGCCTGGTGAGTGGCATTTTCCGTTCTTTATGAAGCACGACAAAAAACTGTCAACTTCCGATAAAGCAAAGGTCTGCACCGCTCGATGCGCCCGTGTTACGTACTTCAACTTTGGAGAAGACGGGAAATCCCCTGACCACTCTAAGGACATCGCCACCCATGACAAGCTTCTCAACTCGCTGCACATGAGTCCGTTCGAGCATTGCGCGCAGGCGATGGAAAGAACGGCGCGGGGGAGTGAGTTTTTGTGGGCCACTTACAACAGGGACGAAGGAGTTAAAATTTTTCAGAACGCAAGATGCGGAAACTTCACTGGATGGGCTCAGTACCGCTCTAAGTTCAACTCCAAAATGGACAAGGAACTAAACTCTCTGAGTAGAAATGGTGGGCTTCAAACGCTCAATGAGAACAGGAAGGCGTCTGCGTGACGTGCGAAGCATTGAATTATGAAAAGAACTGATATCAAGATATTGATCGAGGCGATGCGGATTCTGTCCGAAGGGATACAGAGCGAGGATGGAGTGGCCAACGCAGCGATTGCTGAGGCGGGACAAAGGCTTCAGGAGCAGGATGATTATATCAAGCGGCTGGAGAATGAGGGCGACTACTGGATGCTTCGCGAACAAGACGCACAAAAGGCATGGAACAAACTCAAGGAATCCAAACCATGATCCCGCCAAACATCATCGACCAGATTGCTGACGAGCGAGATGAACTGCGTGATGAAAACGTCAGGTTGAAGCATCGCATTGAACTTCTTGAGTCTGCCAATAGTGACGTGGATCGCATCGCAAAGAAGCGGGATGATGCTCTTCTCAGAATAAAAAAGATGGTAATTATCGGGGATAGGCTTTGTGTTTTTTCAAGCAATTACGGATATACAAACAACTGGATTTTGTCTCGCGAAAGAGCAATTAAATCATGGAATAAGTTAAGGAATAAGGAATACAAGCCATGAATCACACACCTAGAACCAATGAGGCCATTGTCACCAACGAAGAGGGACCGTGGGTCAGTGCCGCATTCGCTCGAACTCTGGAGAATGAGTTGGACACAGCAACCGAGCGCATCAAATTGCTTGAGAACGGATTGATCAAAATGGCGCTCAATAAATTGAACCCGCCGGGAGGATTTCCCTATGAACAAAAGCAGCAAAACAACTGACAAAACCATGTCCGAAAAAACAGTATTCAGCAACTCCATCGACGCGAATCCTTCTTGGCAAAACGGAGGAAAAGGAACGCGAGATAAAGATAGCTTAGAGGTTTCGTGCGAGCTTCATCGCGCGTTCATTAACAAATCTGAAAAGTCACTGACAGATTCAGTCGATTTGCTGGCGAAGGCTATGGATGCGCGTTCTGCTATGGACGTTATGGCGGAGTCGTGGAAAATATCGCATGACGATTTCCAAGCTACCAGCGGCGAGAGACTAAAACAGTTGAGGATGACAAGGATGGCGATGGATTCAGAGATTCGGCAGTTGATGGCATCGCTACGCGAGGTGCGCGAATTCTTTATCGACAAAGACCATGCATCGGAAGTTGCTAGGTTGAAGGAGTTCGTTGATCTGTGCGAACGGCTGAAAGCGTTGAAAGAGTCAGGCTTCCTTGATACCGTGGCTGATACCATGCTTAGGCTTGCGTAGATAGCAGTATGACCGAGAACCCGAAAGAATCGACCATGAACAAAATCAAGACCGTCCGGCATACGTTCCCTTGTGTTGAATCGGTGCGTCGAGTTCCGCTATCCGGTGGTCGAGCGGTCACAGTATGGCGCGATAGGACAGCCGACCCGATCAAGGCCGGGTACGACGACGAGGACATCGTGATGAGTTGCATCGCTAACTCTGGCGACGACCTGGACATGATCTGTCAGTTGGCCAAGCTCAAGGGCGTCAAGGCTGTCGAGATCAACTGGCCCGGAGGAACAGGAGCTATCATCCGTAACTGAACAACATCATGGAAGACATCGTTGCAGACACAATCAATGAGCGCGGCAAGATATACGGTGAACCGCACCTGAGCCATTCCAACATCGGGTTGGCTTGGTCAGGACTCATCCAACAGTATTACGGAATCAAACTGCCAGGGCCGATGCCATCGCATCTGGTCGAGTTGATGATGGTTGCTTTCAAAATCAATCGCAGCGTCCGTGTGTTCCACCCCGACAACTATGTGGACCTCCGGGCATACGCAGATTTCGCGGAACACGCACAGAAAAACCCAGGTCAAGAGTACAAACCAAAAGCATGAAATACATTAAACGAACTATCAAGTGGACCATTGTAAGAGAGAAAGAACCACTGTTCGATGAACTTGCAACGGACATCGAGATCACGGACGAAGCGGCTGGTGAATTTGTTGAAGTCAAACAGCACCTCGAAGGAAACGGAAAAATCCAGATTGACCCGGGAGAGTGGCCGGCAATCAGGGAAGCAATCAATTGTGCGGTGAAACTTTGCAGGAAATAATACACATGAAAGAAAAAACCAAAAGCACAGTGATCACAATCGACGCGACCATCCATGAAGAGATGCGAAAGTATTGTGTCGAGAACGGCATTAAGATTGGGTTCTTTGCCAGCCAAGCGTTGCGGGTGGCAATGATCGGAAAGACTCCAGAGGTCAAGGTCGAGTCAGGCGAGTAGTATAAACATCCCGGTCGTCTCGAATGGCGACCGGGATTCAATATCATAAAATTATGAATCTGAGAGAGTACCAAAAGAAAGCAGTTGAGTGGGCCACCAAGTCCGATGGTTTGATCATAGCTCCTGCCGGTAGCGGAAAAACCTGGATAGCGGCATCAATCATCAAGCATTATCACAAGCTGAATCCCGATTGGCTGTTTGGCTGGACCGCTCCAACGATCGAGACGTGTCAGCAGGGACGTGTATCACTAAGCGTTGCGGGGATTCCTGATGGAGTTGTGGATATCCGGTGTCCACATGAGTCGGTGGACTTCAGCAAAAAGAACCTGCTCATCGTTGACGAATGCTTTCCAGCTTGGGTTAAAATAGGAAGCAAAGATATCAGCGAAATCAGGGCTGGAGACATGGTTGACTCCTATAACCACAACTCAAAAACCATTGAAAAATGCCGTGTTTTAGATGTTTTCAAGACTCCCGCTCCCAACACAATGGTGACAGTTTGGACCGAAAACGGACCAGTCACTTGCACTTCAGGCCATCCGTTCTGGGATGGTGAAAAATATGTTCCAGCGGCATCCTTGACGAGCGCAGATGTCGTGTCTACCATTCCACCTTATGAACGTGGAATGCAAGATGTGCGGATTAACAACGGACAGAAAAGGACATTTTTCGGAAACAAGAAAACCCGTTTGCGACCAATGCAAATCGGTTTCAAGATTCCAGAGAAGGAAGAGAGTGCATACAAATTGTGCGTGGTGCAAAGTTCCAGTTATCTGCATGGGAAAAAAGCCTGCATACAAGAGTCTGGAAGCAATAAAAAGGGGGAGAGCCTACTGTTCAATTGCGTGCCGGGACTTAATGGTTTCCAAGATGAGTTCAGAAACAATGTCTACAACAAACAAGAAGAGCGGGGACAAAATATCAAAATGGATGAAGGCTCGTACTGTTTCACTCGAAACGAGAGAGAAGGTATCGAATACATTGAGGCGGATAGGACACAGGCCGAAAATTCAAGGCGGAAACGGAAGGGGAGCAACCATTCCTCAATCAATGCTGGCGTCTATTTGTGGGCTTCAAATGGAGCATTCAATTCCAACAAAACCAAGTGGGATGATGGATGTTCCAAACTGCTACAAAGTAGATTTAGCTCAACTCGGCGTGAAGCTGGCGGTAGAGGTGGACGGACCTTCTCACAATTCTGCAATCAGGAAGGCTGCGGACAAAAAGAAAACATACACACTCAATCTTCTAGGGTGGTGCGTGTTGAGGTTCACGAACGCGGAAGTGATTCATGGAACTCAGCAATGCGTGGACAAGATCATGTCTACAATTTCTCGGTTGAAGGAAATGAAAACTACTTTGCAAATGGAGTCTTAGTTCATAACTGCAAGCACAGCCCCGCCGTCAGTTGGAAGCGCATCATCGAGTCGTGCAACGGACTTCGCTACGGATTCGATGCGACCCCTTGGAGCGATGATGATGATCGGAACAAGGTCACCCGGTCGTTGTTCCGGGATTCAATCTACGAGATCTCTCGAAGCGACATCGGAGATTCATTGGCCGACGCCTACCTGGAGATCAGCGACGCCACCGACCTGAACATCCAGACCAAGATTGACGACAACATCGACCGGCTGTTCCAGGCTCGCCGCAGGTACATGCGGATCAGCGATGAAGACCTGAAGAAGATGTGCGCTTGGGAATCGCTGGTGGACATCGGTATCTGCCAGAACAATCAGAGGAACCGGTATGCGGTGCAGTATGCTCTGGACCATCTGGACATGCAGACGCTCATCCTGATCCCGCGTATCACGCTTGGAGAGCAGTACGAGGAAAGCATCCCAAGCTCTCGCTTGGTGCATTCCAAGATTGGGAAGAAGGACAGGCGCTCGTACATGGAAGAGTTCAAGGCCGGCAATCTCAGGACCATGATCGCCACCTCATTGGCCGACGAAGGATTGGATCTGCCCAACGTCGAACTGCTCATCATGGTGAGCGGCGGTCGGTCATCGCAGAAGACCATCCAGCGGGCGAGCCGCGCGCTTCGTAAAACAGAAACAAAAAACTGTGCGACAATCGTGGACTTTTCGGACAAGTTCCATCCTATCGGAGCGTTCCATGCTAGAAAGCGGATGACGAGCTACCGTGAACTTGGCTGTATATTTATTACAAAATGAGCGAATCAAAGACCAGCGAAACAACCGCGACACCAACCGAGAACGTGGTTTACTTGATTGGCGAGATGCGAGCAATCAGTCGTAAAACTGAAACGAAGACAGGAGCATTGATGGTTCGTCGAGCCATCTCGATTGCTCGTCATTGGACGGACACTGATGGAAGGTTCCATGAAGACTATGATGAGTTCGAGTTGTCGTCATGGGGTCAGGTCGCAGAAAAGATTCTAGATATCGGTAATGGCGCGTTGGTGCGCGTCAAAGGCCGGGTCAAAGTTGAGAAGTGGAGCGAAGGTGGAGATACAAAAAGTGCGGTACGTATCGCGGCGGAAAACGTCACGGTGCTGTGTTTCTAAAAGGAGCGAATGAAAAAACAAATCGTAGCGTGTGATCCAGGTGTCGGTGGCGGATTTGCCATCAACACCCCGGACGGAATCATCCTGATGGCGATGCCTGAGTCGTTGCCCGACATCCATCAGATCCTCATCGGGTTCAAGATGGCGGAATCTCAGTTCTGGGTGGAGAAGGTTCCAAAGTTCGTTTGCAAGCTAACGCCTGCTGCGAGCGTTGCAACGCTGCATGAGAACTACGGCATCGTCCAGGGACTAGCGTACTCACAAGGATACGGACTGCATCGGGTCGAACCCAAGATCTGGCAGGATCCACTTGGTCTTGGCGGACGGAAATCGTGTGCGACCAGTGCAGAGTGGAAGCGAAAGCTGCGTGCCAAGGCCCAAGAACTGTATCCACATCTCGACGTGACGCTCAAGAATTCAGACGCATTGCTCATCCTTCACCACGCTCTCGGCGGTGGTCGCTAAAAACAACAAAATGAAAAACGATATCTCCCATCGACAGTTCTTGAAAGATGCACCCAAGCTTATCGACTATGCGATCATTCGCGGCTGGATGAGCAGGCCGAAGCCAAAGCAAGACGCTGATGGCACCTGTTCTACGGACGCGATTTCCCATCTCGATGACGATGAAATTCAGGAACATAGCAAACAGCGCAGTAGAAGTTGAACTAATATCAGATGATGTGGAGATACTGATAGGCGAGACTAAGTGGCCCGGCGTGGCTTATATCCAAGATGGAAAACGAAAGATACACGTCACCACTAGAGCCAGGTTCAAATCAAGGTTCGTGCCGATAGATGCGACACCCTGATCTATACATAGATGCACAGAGCAAGCTCTTTGCGAAGTTTCAGACGCGCTCCATACGCATACATCATTGGAGCAAGTACCTGATGACACCCAAAGAGCTTGCTCTCCTTTTCGGAAAGCTGGAGAAATCAAATTCTGTTCTTCGAGAGATAGCCAAGACCGATCTTGGCAAAAGCGGAGAACTAGCGCGCAAACAACTTGGAATCGAATGAATCAATCAAATGTGGACCGCGCGAGAGCGTGGTTGAGGAACACCCCTGGAGCCGTCACCGGGCAGAACGGACATGGAGCGACCTTCGCTGTCGCAACTTCGCTGGTGCATGGCTTTGAGCTATCGCATGGAGACGCGGAAGCGTTGTTCAACGAGTACAACTCGAAATGCGTTCCACCGTGGAAACCGCATGAACTGGCCCACAAGCTGGTCGAAGCGTCGAAGGTGGCACACGATAAGCCGAGAGGATGGCTCTTGTCCGCGCAGAGCGGAACGCCCGTATCGACCACCGGCAAGTTCATTGTCAAAAGACCGACCCAGCCGGTTCCGGTTCCTGCAACGCGATTCTCCATCGCTGACTTTCTCAAGGCGTGCTTTGAACCGGATGAAGTGGTCTGCATCTGCAACGACATCATCTGCGACGAGGCTGGCAACGGAAGGCCGGGGTCGAAGGGCACGTTCCTGACCCGCGACAACTGGATATCCAAGCACTTCACGGATCCCATCAGCTCGATGTGGACGAGCCAAGAGAGCCGTGGCTCTTATGTCCGCGTCAATCCGTGCAGAGACGAGAGCGGATCCGATTCTGGCGTCTCAGCGTATCGACATGTCCTCGTTGAGATGGACGAGAAGTCCAAGGACGAACAATGGACCGTCCTCAGTGAATCCAAGTTGCCGATGTCCGTGGTCATCGATTCAGGCGGAAAGAGCCTGCATGGATGGGTACGGGTCGATGCAGCGGACAAAGCGGAATGGACAGAGCGTCGAGACATCGTTTATCGACACCTTGAAGCCATTGGCATCGACCCGAAGAACAAGAACGCGAGTCGGTTCTCTCGTCTTGCCGGCGCGATGCGTGATGGCAAGGAGCAGAAGTTGTTGGCCATCAATGTCGGGTCAATCACTTGGGAAGCGTTCACCGACTACTTGGAGTCTCAGGACATGCCCCAGGAGTTCACGCTCCAGAGCATCCTCGATTACGACCCGGAGAACGACCCTGACAATCTCATAGGAGATCGATGGCTTAGGCGTGGTTCATCGCTCCTGTTCGTCGGACAGAGCGGTTGCGGCAAAAGCTCGATGGTGTTCTACCAAGGACTGAAGTGGGCCATTGGTTCGGATTGGTTCGGCGTGCAACCTGTGCGGCGGTTGAAGGTCGCATTCGTGCAGGCTGAGAATGACATCGCTGACCAGCATGACAGCCTCAAGGGAGCGGCGCAGTCGGTGTTTGGCACCCAGAACTGGGTCAATGGATTGAAGAGCGCCGACATGCTGTTCTTTCGCGAGACGGTACGGACAGGCGCAGACTTCGCAACAATGCTCCGCAGGATGATCCGGAAGACAAAGGTGGACATCGTGTACGTCGATCCGTTGTTGTCGTACATGGGTGGGAATCCTGCGGACATAGAGGTATGCGCCAACTTCACTCGCCACTTGCTTCAGCCAATCATGATCGAGACTGGAGTCATCATCGTCCTGGTGCATCACTTCCCCAAGCCAAAGGGCAAGGACGAGAAACCCGAGAGCGTGGCAGACATGGCCTACTCTGGCTTTGGTTCATCCGACCTGACAAATTGGGCGAGAGAGGTCATCGTGATGAAGGAGATCGGGTTCAATCATCCTCGGCGATTCGTTCTTGGGATGGCCAAGAGGTCGGAGCGGTCCGGGATGAAGGATGGTGAAGGGAACAAGTGCGGATCAATCATCATCCAGCGAGGAGTTGGAACAGTGTCCTGGAACTATGCTCCACCTGAGGTCTTCAAGGTGGATAAAGCTGCTGGCAAGAAATCTTGGAAAGGAAAGTCTAGTAAATACTAATTATGAATGAGTTGTTCAACTTTCCAATATCGCTTAAGCCTCGTGATTATTTGACCGTGCTACCTGTCTCAGTCATTGAAATTAGTGCATCTACAAATGGAATACGTGAAGAGTCTGGACACGATAATGAGTCCAGCAGAAACGGATTCAGTCAATTTCCACATGAGATAGCGGAAACATGCGCGCAGTTATTTCTTCGTGATTGCAAACATGTTGTTGACCCTTTCTCTGGATGGGGCGAACGAGGTGATGCAATGAAAAGAAATGGTCTGAAATACTCTGGCTATGATATTTCTGACGAGGCAATCAAAAGCGCAAAAGAGCGTTACAATGTGGACAACATCAAAGCAGATTCAAGGACTGTTGATGTGCCGGCTCATGACGGACTATTGACCTGTCCTCCTTACTGGGATGTTGAGGTCTATCAAGGAAACGGTCTAGACAAGGCTAAAAGCTGGAAGGCTTTCTTGAACGAATACCGTGACGTTTTAACCCGCTTTGCAGATAAGGCAGAACGTGGTTCCACCTATTGCATAGCCTCTGGAGATTGGAGGGACAAAGGAATCTATTACGACCTCACATTTCAAACTGAAAACATCTTGAAAGAACTCGGGTTCATTCCTCACGACAAAGTTATCATTTCAAGATTAACAATCAGTAAGGTAAAAATCATGATCCCACAAGCCAAGAGACTTGGTTACACAGTGAAAGTTCACGAGACACTTTCTGTCTTTAAGAAGTCATAAGGCACTAAGCACCAGCCTTCTTTTCTCTCATCGCTCGACGCCGACCTTTAGCGGCAAGCGATTGGAACTTTTCCTTGCCGATTTTTTTGCGACCGATTGATGCCGCGAGAGCAGCAGGGTCTTTGACACCTTTCTTCTCAAGAGAGCCGATAAGTTTCTCGTAACGGCCTCCACCACCAAGTTTCATTTTATCCATAAAATTACCAGGCTTTGCAACTCCAGTGACGAGGAGTTGTTTTATCATTCGCAGTATCGCAGTTGTGTCGCGCTCGAAAATTCTTTCTACGACCGGGATTGTTCTTTTTGATTGTCATATCCGGGTCACCGAACCTTACCTTCACAACATTGCCATTATCGTTCTTCACGTACACCGCGCTCTTCTTGCGCTCGCCAGGAGTGTAGAACGGTTTGTTGAGCGACACCTTCTTTCCTTGATAGGTGTTACCTTTTTTTGAGAGAGATGTCATGGCTTGATCTTCGGAAATCCTTTAGCTGAATAGACCGAGATTTTCTTCTTCACTCTGTTGCGACGAGAAATGAGCGACTGCTTCATCTTACGATTTGCATCAAAAGATTGTATCGGAGCAACGAATGGATCTGCAACGAAGTCGCTCATAGGTTAGTAAATCTCCTTGCCGGTCTTGCGACTCATTTCTTTAAGCTGTTTTTCTTCAGACTGATTTTCTTCCATCTGCATCATTGTTCTATCAGTTTCCAGTTTCAGAATCTTTGACCAGTTTCTATCAAACAAAGCAATCTGCTCTTTTGAAAGCTGGTCCATAGGGGTAGTGATAGTTTTGACGTAGTTTGGGGATCTGAGCAATCGACCAAGAGCAGATTCTCCAGAATCTCCAATTGCTTTAGACAAAACTTGTTTTGCAGCAAAACCAGCAGCGCCAATACCCAATCCTGTCACCGCGCCGCCTCCCGCTCCCAAGGTTCCAGAGAGCAAATAAGCCGATCCCAATGCTATTGCAGGAATTATTGATTTTGAAACAAGGCTACTTTTGTCTTGCGAGGCAACTGTCAATTGGTCTGCAATGGTGTTGATTTTTTCCACTCCACCAGGTCCAAACAACTGATTTACCAAAGCGTTGTATTCGCCCGGTTTTTCACCGCCAGCAATCAACGCTTTCATCTTATTTGTGTCGATGGATTTTTTACCATCAATCAAAGACTCTTTTACAATTCTGCCAAGAACGATGTTCTGAGAATCTACCAAAAGGTCCGGCCTGTTGCTTCTTAGAAGTTTAGTAAACTCTTCGGCCCTCTTAATGGTGGAAACGTTATCGCCACTAGACTTTAAAAAATTAACAATGTTTCCAGGCGGAATGTTTCCATAAAGCTCTCCGCTCTTGGTTGATGCATAAGCAATCTTCTCAAAATCAGTGGCTTGGTTGGCTTGGCTTAAAGCATAGTCATTCAAATCCCTTAGCATTTTTGATGCGTCCGGGCTTAAAGCTATTTGCTTCAAAACATCATCATCTATTCCTGATCCCTTTTTTACATTTGATTTGATGCCTGCAAGCAGTGATATAAGTTGCTGTTGATACTCGGTGTCTTTTTCTGGCTGACCAAGTATTCCTTTCAACTCACGCTCCTTGTTGCTTTTTTGAAAAGCAAACAGCTTCTCTTTTGCCTTTGAGATTGCGGACTGATTTTCTTTTAAGAGTTGATTGGCTCCGGTTATGTTTTTTTCAACATCCGTTTCGAGTTCTTTTGATTTTGATGCAAGCTCTGCCAATCCAGACTTAAGAGTTGCCTCTTCGTTTATCAAAGAACTGTATTTTGACGCAACTTCTTGAATCTCTCCGATTGCAGGAAAGAATTCGTTTGCAACTTCTTTTGATAGTTGTTTTCCGCGAGCGGCTTTTGCTTCGGTCAAGTTGTTAAGGAACTCTACTGGATTCTTTCCTCGAATTTGGTTGTAGATGTAATCAGAAAGAACAGGTTTAACATCGGTTTCCCATGTTTCGCCAGACATGTCTTTCAATGCAGCAAGCGCGCTTCCGCCGCGAGCGCCAAGCAGGGACGAGACGGCTTCGGGTGATCCACCACCTTCACCGATTCCCCTCAGGATTCGATCGGCATAAGCTCCTTTGAATCGCTTGATTCCTTCAGAATACGATTTGTTCTGTGCAGCAAGCGCATCACGAAGTTCCGGATTGGCATTAAACGCAGTCGTAATCTGGTCATTGATTTTGTTCAGCCTTTCCCAACTCTCGAAAAACCCCTGTTGAACAGGAGCGTTGAAATCAAAAAGCCTGTAAATTTGGGAGCGTATTTTGCGAAGGTCTTCCAGGCTCTTTGTTTCAAGTGCCGGATTCCCATTTTTATCAATTTTTCCCGTATCAATTTCAACAGTTGTTGCTTGCAGGTCTGGCCTGATTTTCCCATATCCTGCTTCTTGGTCAGCTTCAAATTTTTTGACCTGCTTATTACCTTCGGCTCCAACAACAAGTCCAGTCTCAAACGCAGACGCTTCTTTCCCTTGTGCGAATCGACTATCAAAACCCTGCTCGATTTTCTTTTGTTGCTCTTGCAGCAATGCAATCTGTCCCTCTATTCGGGTTCTGTTTCCAAGGTCTTCAGAACCAATCTGCGTTCTTTGATTCCTCAACTTAACGATTTCGTCCTGAAGATCTTGTGACTCAATCTGAAGTCGCCCCTCTGCGCGTCGAGCAAAAGCAAGAACTCGACGATTTCTTTCGTCTTTGAACCAGTCGCTTTTTTTAAGATTTTCGTCAACTTTTCGAGTTGCTTGCTCGGTCAGTGAATCTGCTTGTCGAACAACTGCTTCAACAGTAGATGGATTGATTCCTGTCTTCCCTGAAACTTTCTCAAATTCGCCAACAATTGCTTGGGTAAGGTCATCGCCAGAAAGCCCGGAGCGTCGGCCAGTAATGACTGACTGTTCTAGCATGGACTGGATTGAATTTCTAAAATCAGCAACTTCTTCAGGGGTTGAACCTGAAAGAGCAGGATTATAGAACGTATCAGCAACTTGGCGCGAAAGGGCAGGATCAATTCCTGCTGCATTTCCGAGTTCTTTAGCAATTTCTTGCGCTCTAATTTCCAATCCGCGTTGTGCAAATGGACGCTGCATTTCTCCAGCAAATGTGGACGCAAGATTTGAAAATGAAGTTTTTCCTGAAACGGTTCTTACTCCAGCACCTACCCCGCGAACTGCCGTTGAAATAGCAGGAAATAAAGTGGTTCCGATTGCTGTTCTCAATGCTATTTCACTGCCGCTCACGTCCTCTCCAAGAGATTCAACGCCTGCTTGCAATCCAGATTGAATTCCTCCAGCAAGGGCTTCTCGCGCCAATTGCCCCCTTTGAGTCGCCTGCTGTGCAATTCCAAGTTCGGTTGTCGCTAAACGCCTTAACCCGGTTCCAGTTCCAGCTTTTGCAACAGCTGGAATCGGGATACCAGATGCAAGAATCTGGTAACCGCGCATTTTTTCAGGCTCAAGTGTTTGAGCCAAAAGTTCAGATCCAATACCGGCAATAGTCGTAGCTGCGACGCCTTGACCTCCAGGAACTAAACCAGCAACAAGAGGCCCACCATATCGAACCGCGCTTGCTGCAATTTTTCTTGCTCTTTTACTATCGTAGTCGACCAGGAACTGACGTTCTTTGTCGGTAAAGTCCTCGTCTGCAAGCGGCTCGTAGTTGCCAGCTACAAATTTCTGGAACTTGCGCGCACTATCTTTTCCGAGATAAAAATCAGCCTGTTGAACCAATTGGTCTTGAGAGGCGAATCGTTGCTGTTGGCCGACTTTGGCAGACTGTTGAACAGCCTGATTCAAAGCCATTGGAGAACCAGCGGTTTCAAGTGTTTCAGGCTTTGGTGCAACTTGAGGAATAGAAGGTTTAGCAGCGGCTCTTTCGGAAATCGTCTGCTTTACAGCAGACTGAACAACGTCGTTTGGAGTTCCATCTGGAAACTCAAGGATTCCGATACCTTCAATTTCAGCTTCGATTGGCATAATTTATTGAATCATGTTTCCCTGAGAGTCAAAACGAATCCTAGTGCCACCCTGAACAGCTGAAGGTTGAGCAACAGTTGCCGGAGCAGCTTCATCTTCAACGCCAAGAACTTCGTTTGCCTTTTTTTCCAGATCGGCAATATAGCCAGAATATTGAGGATTGTTTGAAATCCCCTGAGTCCTAAGTTTATCGATTCGGTCTTTCAATGTTCTGGCCTGAAGCAACTTGTAGGTGTTAACACGATCAGGAAAATTTTTGTCAGTTGGGTTTCCAATGTTTGATGTGATTACGCCAATTTCAGATTTTGTTAGAGCTTTACCGCCTCGCTTAAACAACGCTCCGCTTCTCAAGTTGCTATAAACCTGATTAGCCTCTCGCTCTGTTCCAAATGCTCCAGACATCTCGCCAGCCTTAACCCTTACATTGAAAGTTGGTCCATAAAGGTCTTGATTAAGATACGGCTCAAGCGGCTTGATTCCGTTTAATACAGCCTCCGAGAACTCAAGCTCATCAAGGTCTAGCTTAGTCGGTTTAAGTTCGACTTTTTTATTGGCCTTCTCCCTGAGGATATCAACTTTTTCACCTTCAAGATCCAGCCTCTCCCTGTCTAACGCCTTTCTATAAGCCATCTTGGCGTTTTCAATCTCATTCTTGTCTTGTCCCTCCTGCTGGAGTCGAATCAAATTGTTTTTTGCAACTTCAAGATTACCAATAAGAGAAGTTGTCTTAGCTTCGGTTTGCCCAATCTTTGACATGCCTGCTCTTGCAAAGTAAGCGTTCATTTTTGGAACGTCAATGTTTGGACTTCCATCTTCATTGAATCCAATCCATGCGCCAGCATCAATTGCTTTATTTATTGTAGATGCCCTTAATACATTAGATGTGGTCACGGCTCTGTCTTGAGCTTTAAGCAAAGCAGCTCTAGCGGAATACTTCTCAATATTGTTTAGCATTCTGTCGGCTTCAATCCTAAATTGTTTGGATTTAAACGCCGGAATAATAGGATATTTTGCATCTGGTTTTGGATTATCTAGATAATCAGAAACCTGCTTTGATACAGATGAAAATGAATCAAACTCATTAACCTGCGCTTCTTGCTCTTTCATCGCCTCGCCAAGAGCATTCTGTTGAATCTTGTTCTGAAGATCCGACTGACGTTGCCGCATCACTTGATCCGCAGTCTGCAACTGAAGCTGTTCAGTCATCCGCTTCTGTGTCTGTGCGCGGTCGTACAACGATGCGCCAATCTGAAATGCTTCAAGAGTATTGTCGGCCATAAATTTTGAATGTTAGTAATTCATTCCATAATTGCCGTAACCCGAAGAACCAAAGTTCATCGGCTGACTATACAGGTTTTGAGACTGAGAAGGGCCGTTCATCATGGTGTCAACATTCCCGTAGTTGTACGGAGCGGATTGTCTTCCTCCACCCAAAGACTGCTGCATCATCGCGCCACCATAAAAACCACCAGCACTTGAAATAGCACTTCCAAATGCAGACATCGTGGGATCAGGCATCGCAGCTACCTGTGCAGCTTGTAAATCTCGACTGTATTGAGCCTGTTGCTGTTGCTGCATAACTCCGACGCGCTGTGCCGGCGTGATGAACATGCTGCTGGTCGAGAACGGCTGAACCATTCCAAACATACGCTGCTGCTGGATAAAGCTCTGGGCTTGCTGCAATCCTTGGTTCTGAATCTGCATCCCGGTAAGCCCAAGGTCGCGAGCGGTCAATGATCGTCCCATCCCACTTGCACCACCAAAACCACCCGACAAAGCTCGCCCAGCGGTTGACCGTTGAACCTGTGAAGATATCTCAGGAGAAATCTCTCCTCGCAAAGACGCACCGATGTTTGATCCCGCCTGTGCAATCAACTGGTCGTAACCAGGGATGGCGCGCCGAAGCTGTTGCTCCAGAACGTTCTGATCAGCTGACGTGGTTTTTTGAGCAAGATCAGAAGCAGCTGGCAAAGATTCAAGATTCTGCTTGATAGCAGCTTTCTGCTCGGAGGCAAAATCAATTGGCTTAAATTCTGGAACCTTTGGCTTGCTCCCTTTGCTCAAGAGTCCACCAATAAGGCTGGATCCACCAACGATTGCCGCTGATGCTAGGAGTCCCATAAGTTAAAATACCTCCTTCACAAAACGATTACCGTTTTCTACTGAGAACACTTTTTCAGGTTCGTGGCGCTGGATATTCATAGTTAACAATCGAGTTGCCTTTTCTTCTGGAAACGGTCGCTCGTCCTTGAAGCAATGAATCCATATCCGACGCAAAGTATCCAACTTAAAAAGTTCACCCTCTTCAATCACCATGACATCATTGGAGCATGCCCACTGATCTGCATACTCCCTGATAGACTCGAAGGACTGAAGATGAACCTCATAACCAAATCGCTCGGTGCATTCTTTGGATGAGGATTTGGCGTCTTTTTTTACATACACCTTGATTGAATCATCAACCACGGCTTTGGGCAGATATCCATAGGTGGAACAGTCGGCCACGTACTTGTGAATGAGGCGATAACCCTCGATTGACTGTTTCCAGTTGGGGTCGGTAGCTCCCTGCTCATGGATTCCAAGACAATCGTTCTCCAACGAGAAAAGGACCGACATGAATGCCGATCCAAACCTTGGAAGTCCGCAGATCTGGAAAAGTTTACCTTTCATTTTTAACGCACAAAGATGTCCAAGCGGCAGTCCTTGCCAAGATGAAGATGGCCGACTCAGCGCCAACAATCACCCCAAACTCGTTGCAAACAACGGCAGAATAGAGAGCAGCGTTTGGATGCACATTTTTCCCGGACTCTTTTATCCAAACATGAAGCTGGTTGATCCTATCATTTGCATGAGGAAAATCAGATGCGATAAGTCCAGATACATTGCTCCATGCGGGATCAATCTTGTCTTTGAAGAACGAGTTTCCAAACCCAGGGATTTTCATCCCGGACTCGATGGCCGACTTCAACGCTCGCTCGTCAAATCGCTCGTAAACAAATCGAGCGGGTCCAATTGGTCCATGTGCATCACCAAGAGTCAGGATTGCAGATGCGATTCCATTGGTAAGATTGCCACTTCCAAAGAACGAGTTGACGGCGGCTCCAGAGCTTGAGTTCTGGTTGTTCCTTGCCGCTGTATCGTGTGCATTGAATACAGCCTGAAGAAGCTCCAGCTTTTTTGGAGTAGCTTCAGCAAGAGCGAAATCGATGTTTAGATTCAGAACCATTGGGAAAAACCTCCACCGTTCAATCCGACACCGACCATCCTGATGGTGTGTACTGCGTCGCCAAGATATTGCATCGTCTGTTCCTGTACAGCCTGTACCGCTTTCGCTTCGTAGGCCACTGCTTCCTGTATCAAGTCGTTCTCCTCTTTTCGGATAGCCATCACCATCAACTTGATGGCGTCAGGAGAAGGAGGAATCAGATAGTCGTTCACTCCGGTAGCATTGACGTGACGCATCTTCGCCATGACCGTCACCGGCTTGCTGTCGTCGCTGCTGCAACGGTCCGCGAGATAGCTGCGACGATACTGAGGAAGCATCTCATCGGGGTCGTACACAGCCAGATCAAGCTCCAAAAGAGTTGTAGCATTGTACTCGTACAATCGGCTCGCCGTGTTGGTCGCCTCGCGGATGACCCCGGTAAGGCTGGTGAACTTCTTGGTGGATTGAACGTACGGAAGAGCCAGAATCAGCTTCTCGCCATCAATCCAAACGCTTCCAGATAGCGTTCTGATCCATTGACCATTCTGGTCCACCCCCTGAAGCGTGATGGTTTTGCCGACATCCGACGCATCGCCTGGATAGACTCGAATATAGCTGTTCAAGCCACCGGACATGTCTCGGTAAGAAACAACCGTTCCTCGATCGACAAGCTGTTTGCCGGCGCACGCCGAGTTTTCACCGAGCAATCCATATCCGCTCTCCTGGAACTCGAACCATTGGTTGCGAACAGTACCGACGCCGCAGCAATCTGCCACCGCTTCAATCGTCTCAATCTGTCTAGGCCAAGTAATACACCCACCAACTGTGTTTATTGTGAACCGACCGTACGCTCCCGCCCAAAGACCCTTGTGCAGCAACCGGCGACACGCCTGATTGATGTAGTCATAGACGCGCGGATCATCGATACACACGCCGACAACGCGGGCAATCGTAGATTGGATGTCCTGAACAATCAGTTTCATTTGGTGTAATAGACTCGCGCGGTCCGCTTGATGAAGTAAACACCATAGAACGGAGGAAGGTTGTTGTGAGCAATGTCGCCACCTACGCTAACCGCTTCCGCGTCCAAGCTCGTATCAAGTGTTGCGGCTGGGAACACAGTCGTATTGTTTGTCACAGGGTTGGAATAGGTTCCGCCATCCGCAGAATCCCTTGTTCCATCTTCTCCTCCATGACCAAACACCTGTATCGCTATGTCGTGCGTGTGAGCTGCTAATTCTGGAGTGGTCAGCTTGTGTTGGTCTTCTCCGACAACAGCCGTGGCCGTTGCAGTTCCGTTTACAGCAACAGCTCCGCTCGCCGCAAAAGATCCGACACCGACCGGGAATCGTGCCGCGAACGCTGCATCAATCTCCCACATCGGGCCTGTGACGCTTGTGACCGTGACTGCACCATCGCCACCGTCGTACAGCCCAAGATCAATCGTCGAACCAACGAACATCCGCCGCTCTTGACCAGCCGCTTCAACCGTGTTCTTTCGGATCCAGAACCCCTGGGTGAAGATCCACCAAAGCCCTTGGTCATCGAGCCAAGGATAAATACGGTTGTTGATTGCAGGGAACGATGCTCCAAAGTTGAAGAACGAGTTTCCGATGGTACTGTTGAAAATCGCCTGCGTCCCGCTGATGATGTCGTTGGCCAACGTCTGGTAGTTGGTCGGGCAATAATTTACAGGAAGGCTTGGAGGAACAAGGTTGATCAGTGTTAGATTTGCCATATTATTCCGATGTGTAATTAAACGGGTTCACGTCGCATCCTTCAAGTGTCTTGCATCCTTGAAAAGTCCTGCACTCTCCGACCACGGACTCTTGGACATCGTAAGCATGGACACGGATGCTCTTGATGCGACAAAATCCTGTGATGGTCAAAGCCATCTGCACTTCGTACAAGTTACGGGTCGGTGTGCTGATGGTTGAATTGCACGATGTATCTTCCGGAGTCGGAAGACGCATCTTCGGCCTGTACTGAGGCTTGAAGTTAGCAATCGGACAAAGGTTGCTGCACTGGTTCGTGGTGGAGCACTCCGACCAGTTCGCCCAATCAATCCATCCCGGATATTGGTCCGGTCGATATTGCACGTTGAACGCAGCGGTTCCATCAAGCGCATCGATGAAGATGTCACCTGAATCAAGCCGCTTCAGTCCGAACGGTATCTCAAAGTTGTAGGAGCGCGTCTGCACCAACCACTCAATAGGACTTGGTCCGTTCGCAACGCTGTTGTCGGCCTTCTCTGACTTGCTGATTTCCCAGAATTGAATCGACCCGTCCGCTCCGCGAGCAAGGACAAAGCATCGGTCACCGTAAGCATTCTCTGACTTCAAGACCTGCAACACGTCGAGTCCGGTCCAGATTCCTGCCCAAGCAGGCGGAAACTTTTTCCGCATCGACGTGATCAAATCAAAATCAAGGACAAGCAACGCCTTGTGGATGACGCCTTCAGAGTTGTACCTCGGCTGTGCCGTCATCAACAGCCGGTTATCGAACACGACCGCAGAGCTTGCCCAAAGAAGATTGGTCTGATCGTTGTCGGTGATGTTAAGAACCTCGTTGCTGATAGGAGTATTGCCCCAATCGTTGAACGACCTCCTTGCGATGATGAACGAACGCACGCCATCAACCGACCGATAGAAAACGTCACCGTTGACCGTTATCGCAGACCTGGAACCAAGAGCACCATTGGTCAACAAGCTGATTGCTTGGATCGGATAGTTCAGGTTCTTCCAGATATCGCGGTCAACCGGAGCATTGATGCTGAAAACATATCTAGGAGTGAAGATCAAGAGCGGGCCTTGGCCGAGAGATGTGTCCGGATTTCCGGGAATGCACATCGCCGTGATACCGCCAGAATCAGAAGGAACGGCGAAATCTCCGCCACTGTTGAGGAACGTGTTCTCCGTTTCCTTTAGAACGCTCGCGCGCGTTCCGTCACCATAGACGATATCGGTTGCTCTGAATGAGAACCCATTTTCAAGAGCGTACCAGATGCGACCGTTTACGTAGGCCATCATCCTCCCGCACTTGATTTCATCAATGTTTGCTCTTCGGATTGCAACACCATCAAAAATCAACGGACCACTGACACCATCTTGGATGATGACAAAGTTTTCTGCCTGCACCATCCATCCATCAAGTATATTGGAAGGGTTATAAAGACTTGAGGATGTGGATATGTTTTGGACGCTGTTCTGGTCGATGTCGTACAGCCAAACTTTGCCACTGATCAACATCAGGATGAACGTCCTGCCGTTGTCCGCGATGTACGGGAGAGCGCATTGAAGGATACCCGTCAATCCGCTTGGATTGTAGCACTCCTCCGAATATCCATCAGCCGTGATGTTGGTGATGTCCGCAGTAATCGTCGCATTGTCTGCGGTGATTGAGTCGCATATCACCATGTCTTTCTGGATGAATCCGGGACGAGGAGACACGAATCCCTGACGGAAGCTGGCATTGACCGCGAACGCGACCTGGTTCCTGTCCACCTCTGACGGCATCACGCCAGAATCAACGCCACCCTCAAAGGTGACAGATCCATCGGTGTACCTTTTCGGTGCGCGTTCGCTCATTGGTTAGGCTTGGATTCGTTGAACGGAGAATGAAGAACCGGCTTGTGCGGAAGATAGAACAGAATTAGTAATTGAGACATCATAATAATCACCGACATTTGATGCCAGGTCTATGTATGAAAACGCAATTACAGCAGAAGGCTGGCCCACTGTATCTATGTTGAATGAAGCACTTGTAAAAATAGCAGAACCGTTTTTATTCAATGTCACGGTTCCGCTCGACGGAGGGGCACTGGAGAGTATATTAAATAATGCATCAATGCGATAATATCCAGTATAAGGAACAACATATCGACCAGTTGCCGCTACAAATCCAGAAGATGTATCAAGCGTAGCCCACGTTCCTGATGGAAAAGCTGTAAGGCTAAATGGGTTATTTGTGTAAAACGGGCCTAACGCGCTTCCAGTCACTCTTCGGGTAAACGTAACGTAATTGAACGTCGCGGTCCCTGAAGCAATGGTGATTGTGCCAGCGCCGGGAGTGATTGTGATGTTCGCGCCAGCGGTAAGGCTTGCGACCGTGTATCCAGAACCATTTCCAATCTGAATCTGTCCATTGGTCGGAACAGTTGCGACACCGGTTCCACCTTTTGCGACAGTCAAGACACCGCTGATATCTGCAACCGGAACAGTGGTAGAGGTGTTAATCGCTCCAGACCCTGAGCTTCCAAGGGTTTTTACATATCCAGCAGAAAGAGAGTTAAGGGCGGTCGCGCTAGGAATCGAAGCATCAGGAACACGAACTATGTATGTTCCAGCCGAAGAAGCTCCACCGGCGAGTCCAGGAGTTCCTTGCGGACCGATTGCGCCAGCGAGGCTGATGAGCGAACCAATAGGAATAACCGTGGTCGGAATCGCGTTCGGGATGCTCAACAGTCCAGAGGCTGGATTCTGAAGGGTCAATTGAAGCCCATCAACCGACGTGACCTGCATGTATCCTAGACCCTGCACGGATACAAAGAACTGACCGGCAACCGATTCAGGAAGAAAGTCGGTCGCGTTTACATAGACCAAAACGCTAGACGCAAGAGCGGGAGTGATAAACGATGCCGTGGTCGTACAAAACGAATTGATTCCGTTCGTGCCGTTCGCGCCAGCAGCACCAGTCGCGCCCTGAGGTCCAGGGATGTTGACGACAATCGGAGTCGTGTCGCAAGGGGTGCAACAACCGGATGAAGAAACAAGTTGCGACGACATAATTTTCCTTTCGCAGAACCTCAATGGCAGCGAGAACTATTGCAAGGCCAAACTATGTCTGAACCAGTGTCTGAGCATCCATTGATCAATCACAAGTACGGGATTCGTTCACCGGTAAAGATTCCAGATCTTGAACTAGAACTGTACGCATTTCGCAATCGTCTTCAGCCAAATGAAGGCGGACTTGGAACATTCAACCATTTCGTTAACGTCAGCAAAATGGTATGGCCAAAGATGAGTTGGAATCCTTGGCTAGAAGCTCAAGTGGAAAGCCTTTGCGAACATGATTACGTTGGATGGGCAGGATGCGGAGCAAGCGGAAAGACCTTTGGCGCAACGCTTTTCGCAACTGTCTGGTGGCTTGCTAATCCATCAAAGACAACCGTTGTGCTTACTTCCACCACGGCGAAGATGATCCGGAAGCGTATGTGGGCCAATCTTCAGGAATTGGTTCGTAAATCTCGCGGATTCCCTGGCAACATGGTCGATTCCAAGATGTCTTTGCAGGCAATCAAGGGCGATGATCGACACTCGATATCCGCGATTGCTGTCGCAGAGGGCAACACGTCCAAGGCGGTGGCCAACATCCAGGGTATCCATGCAGAGCGGGTGATGGTCATCATCGACGAAGCTACGGACACTCCCGAAGCAGCTTTCGAGGCTTGTACCAACCTGAGCAAAGGCTGTCGCGAGTTCAAGATGCTCGTCATCGGAAACCCTGCGTCAAAGTACGACCCTCATGGACGGTTCTGCACGCCGGCAAAGGGATGGCGCAGCGTCACCATCGAGGACCAGCATTGGCTGACAGAACGCGGTATGTGCCGACGGTTTGACGGCATGAAGTCTCCAAACATCAGCGAGGGACGCACGAAGTATCCCTATCTGATCACGCACGACCAAGTTCTGTCGGCCATGCGCCATGAGGGCGAGCAGTCTCCTACGTTCTGGAAGTACACACGCGGGTTCTGGTCGCCGGACGGAATGGTGAAGACAGTTCTGTCGGAATCAATCATCGAGACGTACACACCTACAAGAAAATTGGTGTTTACTACCAACGTCCAAGTTGTCGCCGGCTTGGACCCCGGTTTTGGTGGTGATCGATGCGTTCTTCGTTTTGCAAAAGTTGGTACCGCTAACGATAAAGTAAGCATCCTTTTTGGAGACGTGATCCACATTTCTCCAAATGCACAGCTAACCGAGCCGGTCCATTACCAGATTGCTAACCGGGTAAAAGAAGAGTGTTCTCAGCGGGGCGTCCCACCGGACAAGTTTGCTCTGGATTCAAGCGGCGAAGGAGGAGGATTGGCCGACATATTGACCCGAGAATGGGGCGTTGTTCATCGAGTTGAGTTCGGCGGATCCGCTTCGACCATCCCGGTCAGCGATGAGGATTCAAGGCCATGTAACGAAGCATACGACCGAAAAGTGACAGAGTTGTGGTTTTCGATGCGTAAATGGGTCGTCGAAGAACGTGTCGGAGGAATGGACATCGAGACGCTTCAGGAGTTCTGCGCTCGTATGTTTGACGATTCCAAGCGCAAGATATCGGTAGAAACCAAGACCGTGATGAAGCAACGCACCGGCAAATCGCCTGACTTGGCGGATGCAGCTGTTGTCTTGCTTGATTTGGTTCGCAAAACTGCTGTCCTTGAACCCAGAGCAACTAAAGTTGACAAAGTTTGGGAAAAGCTGGTCCGTGAAGCAGATTCAATCTATCACGACGAACAAATCGAAGGATGAACAAAAGAACTGGATACAAAATCTTGAACGAACACATGGTCATCCCAGGTGGATGGCATTATCGTGTTCCAGAGACAGGTATCGAGATTGCTGGCGGTTCATGGCCACAACTCCATGAGTTCATAAAAAATCATTATAATGCGAACGCCATCCAAATACCGGGAAACCTTGATGACCTGATTGTTGAATATGCGTGCCGAAATGGGGCTGATTGCACGTACGACGAGGTCGAGCTATCTAAGCCGGCTGGACGTAAATCATTGGAGATTGGTGACGTTATCCGTTTCAGCATGAGTCTTCTCCACGGATTGACCATCGGTGGAGGGAAAGTGGGCCAAGAAGAGGCGAATCGTCGCGCCAGCATCTGCGCTGGCTGTCGATTCAATAGAAAGCCGCTTGGATGCACAGGATGTAATGCGCGAGTATTGAAAGATGCTGTCAAAACATTTTCTCAACACGGAAGCACCCCTGTTGACGAACAGCTACAAAGTTGTGAGTTTTGCGGCTGCTTTATCAGGAGCCTGGTATGGTTTCCTATTGAAACGCTCTATAAATTTGCAGACAGTACAGAGAACGAAAACCTTCCGGATCACTGCTGGAAAAAACGACCATGTACGGCAACCTAGTCCAACTCCCGCTCGAAACCATCGATGAAGACGGTAAGGCTCCTGAGACGCGCCTTGCTGATGCGGCTTCCGCCCGCGAAATCTTCCAGAAGCTGATCATGGCCGATCAGTTGCGTAATGCAACGCGCTCTAAATTGCGCGGTCTTGTCGATGGAAATCCGCCATACAATCCATCGGAACTTCGTCGCAATAACCAAGCGTTCCGCACCAACGTCAATTTCCGCGAGTCGGAAGCGTTCTTGTCGCTTGCGATGGCGTCGTTCTACGACGTGTTTGCCGAAGTTCCGACCTATGCAAACATCCGCACCGGTTACGGCAACGACATGGATAAGCGGGAGGATTGGTCGAAGATCATCACCGAAGAGTTCGACCGCCTTCAGAAGCTCGACAAAGATTTTGATTACATCATGCAGTTGTCGCAACGAGAGATGGTTCTCGTTGGAGATGGTCCATTGATTTTTGAGGACGCTACCGATTGGCGATGCAAAGCCATCATGGCGAATGATTTGCTAGTTCCTGATGGAACCAAGTCCAACGTCAGCGATTGGAAGGTTGCTCTTGTCCGTACCCGCATGGGCGTGGACGACTTGTTCGAGAAAATCCAAGATGAGGAAGCTGCAAAAGCAACTGGTTGGAATGTGGATTACGTTCGCCAGCGTATCCGCGCCGCAATGCCTGAACCGTATCGCTCTGGTGTGCAATACGATTGGGAGTTCTTCCAGCGTCAGCTTCGTTCAAACGATATCACGTTTTCTGCGCGGTCCGAGGTGGTGTTGATGTGCCACGTCTTCTACAAAGAATTCGATGGCAAGATCAGTCACGCTATCATCGATGAGCGCGACAGCCAGGGGTTCATGTACCGGAAGCTGCGTCGATTCAGCCGATGGGAGCAGGTCATCCATCCGATGTACTACGACCGTGGCGACGGCGAGCATCACGGCGTCAAGGGTCTTGGAATCAAGATGTTGCAGGCGATGGAGTTGAAGAATCGGCTCCGTTGCGCGATGGTTGATGCCGCATTCGCTCGCACCCAGATCCTGTTCCGACCGCTCAACGCCAACGCCCTTAGCAAGACGAGCGTGGTGCAGCAGGGTCCGTACGCGATTCTCCCGCCTGATTACGAAGTCATCCAGCAGAACATCGCCGGCGTCCTAGATGCGCCTATGGCGGTCAACGCGGAACTTGAGAACGTGCTCCAAGGGAACTTGTCGCAGTACAGGCAATCGCTCTCCAAGCCCCAAGGAAACCCCAAGACGGCGTTCGAGGTGAACGTGATGGTGTCGCAGCAGTCTGCGATTGGTAAGACCCAGTTGAGCCGGTACTACAACCAACTCGATTCGTTCTTTGAGGAGCGATACAACCGCGCTTCAAATCCCAACCTGAACCCAATCACGAAGTCTGACAAGGACGCCATCGAGTTCCAGCGTCGATGCAAAGAGCGCGGAGTTCCTGTCCAAGCCATGATGGATATTGATTTCGTTGAGGCTACTCGGACGGTTGGCCAAGGTTCTCAGTTTGCGAAGCAGCAATTGCTTGGTTCATTGCTCAGTCTTTCTGGTGCGCTTCCCGAAGGCGGCAAGATCAATCTGCTCAAGGACTACATCGCGGCGCAGGTTGGTCAGCAGATGGTGGATAGGTATCTGCCAACTCAAATTCAATCGTCGCGCATCCAGGACCAAGCCGCTCTTGCCGTTCTCGAACATGCGTCCATCCACCAGAGCAATATGCCGATTGTCACCGACACGCAGGACCACGTGATCCACATCGACACGCACATGGCTGCGGCAAACCAAGCTGCTTCATCGCTCCAAAGTGGTGGCAATCCACAGGAAATCATGTTGTTCATGCAGGGTATCGGGCAACACGTCCAAGACCATTTGCAGCGTCTTTCCACTGACCCCGCTCGCCGGCAACAGGTTGATGGATACGCGCAGCACCTTCAGGAGCTTGGAAAGACAATCGAGCAGCTTGGGCAGATGCTCCAGCAGCAACAACAGGGTCAAGCGCAGATGCAGCAGGCGCAGGCCATCCAGCAGGGTACTGACCCTCGCACCGCTGTGATGAACGCGGATATCCAAGCAAAAATTGCTCGCCAGAATGCGGAGACGATGGCCAACATCCAACGACAGAACGCAAAGACGAACGCAGATTTGTCCCGCAGGAATGCGAAGACGACTGCGGACATCCAGCGAGCGAACGCAACTGCCGAGTCTGACTTGGCGCGGTGATAATGAAAAATATACATTTCGTACACGGCCTTCACGACGACGGATTCCACATCTGCGAACGGATTGCAATCGCTTCAGCTTGGGTAAACAACCCGGACTGGAGCGTTTTTCTTTGGACGCCTAAGGAACCAACCGGCGAACAATGGGAAAAGCTCAAGGCCAAGGTTCCGGTCCGCGTGATGCTGATCGACAACCCGATACAGTGGAACGGCAACAACATCCCAAAGTATCAGCATCGAGCCGACCTGATCCGCCACACCGTCCTGTACACGATGGGCGGAGTCTATGCTGACACCGACACCATCACGGTCGCTCCGTTTCCAAAAGATTGGCTTGATCACGACACGGTCATCGGTCGCGAGTTCTGCGGTTCGGACCCGACCATCGGCCTGTGCAATGCGGTCATGTTCTCCAAGATGCACAGCCGGTTCCAATGGAAGTGGCTCCAGAAATGGCAGGAGTTCGACGGGAGCGGCTGGAACGAGATCTCGGTCCAGTACCCGATGAAGTTGCATCAAGAAAATCCCGGACTAGCCAAGGTCGTTGACTTCGAGATGTTGGGGTTCATCCACTGTGAATCAAATAAGTATTGGCATGGAATCCATTCTCTTTCTGGATGTTCAATCGCTCATTTGTGGCGGACCTATCACGACCAGACGATGCGCTCGTTGACGGAGGAGAAGATTTTGAAACGAGAAAATACTTACTGCGAGTATGCTTCAAAATACCTTTGACCGTATCTATCGGAACGATGAGTGGAACGGAGGCTCTGGACCCGGATCTCATGCACAAAACACAGCCAAGTACGTCGAGTTCCTGAACTCATTTATCCGCGAGAACTCAATCAAGTCTATATTGGACGTTGGATGCGGAGATTGGCAGTTGATGTCGATGGTTGACCTGTCCGGTATCCGATACAAAGGAATTGATGTCAGTCAAGTCGCCGTTGATATTGCTAAGACTCGCGCCCCGATTGGAACCGATATCAGCGTTGGGGACATCGGCGACATCCGAGAATCTTTTGATTTGGTCCATATCAAAGACGTGTTGCAACATCTTGAGTTTTCGAGGTGCAGAAAGATTCTGGACACGATTTCTTCCCGGCATAAATCCGCGCTTGTCGTCAACGAGTATCCAGGAAACACAAACGACATCCAAGATGGTGGTTACAGGCCGTTGAGTATCGCCTCTGACCCTCTTTGTTGGCATAGATCAACAATGATCAGCGTGTTCAATGAGCCTGCGTTTAGAAAATCAGTAACATATATCTATCCATTATGACTCCGCATGAATTGCTAAAAGACTTTGTATCAATCCATTATCCAAAGATGGGTGGATGGTGCGACCCTGAAAAGGGGTTCCAGATTGGAAGCCTTGTTCTCGACCACAAGCCTCAACATATCGCGGAGGTCGGTGTGTTCGAGGGCAAGTCCACGCTCGCTCTGGCTTATGCCTGCAAGCTCAACGGTAGCGGAACCGTTTATGCAATCGACTCATGGAAAAAAGAGGATTGCATCGATGATGAGACAAACCCCAACCAAGAATGGTGGTCGAAGCTAGACCTGGACGGCCACTACGAGGCTTTTGTGGGCCACTGTGTCCGTGCTCAAGTTGTTCGTCAGATGCAGTTCTGTCGTATGTCATCTTGGGACGCCTCTAGGTCGCTCCCGGACATGGACATGGTCCACATCGACGCGAACCATGCTGAATGGCCGTCCACCAGCGATGTCGTCAACTGGCTTCCAAAGCTCAAGGTCGGCGGCTACTTGATCATGGATGACGTGAATTGGGATTCCACGCAGACCGCCATCCGGCTTGCGGAGAAATACTGCACGCTGATCGAGCGGTTCGACATGAAAGAAAGCGTGTTCTCTATCTATCAAAAAACAAAGAAATGATACCGATTGTCATAACGCAGCGGGGGTCGGAGAGGATTGGACCAGTCACGGAAAGGCTCAAGGGATATGGTGTCCAAGAGTTCAAGTTTTTCTATGGGTTCAACGGAGCAAAGTCCGGTCTTAAAGCAACCATCCCGTATACAGTTGACGACCCAAGCGGATCAGAACATATCGGACCAAAGCATATCGGCTGCACGATGTCGCACATCATGCTGTGGAGCGCGCTTGAACTGTCAGATGAGAATGATCATTGGCTTATATTTGAAGATGACGTGATGCTTCGGGATGGATGGAAAGAATCCATCAACCTCGCTCTGGAAGAAGTTCCAAAAGATTGGGACATGATTTTTGTCGGGTCATGCTGCACCCAGGGCCGTGTCGGTGAAAAGGTTGGCAATGCTCTGTATCGATGCCACCCGCTCTGCACGCATGCGTACATGGTGCGACGAAAAGCGTTGAAGACGTTGCTCGAAACGGTAGTTGAAATTTCCGCGCCAATTGATTTGCTGATTTTCTTCAAATCGAGTCATCTTCTGAATTCCTATTCAATTATCCCAAGGGTCGCAGACCAGTTTGACACAGAGATTCCAGATTGATTTGAGCATTAAAATGAAAGACATCATCAGAAGCCTTTCCATAAAGGCTCTAAAACGATTTGCAAATGGTGGAGATGGTCAAGCTGACTTGTTGATGGAGATTGAAGATCTACGCAAGACACTTGAATTGAGAGCGGTTGAAAATGAAGAGCATCTGACAGAGGTTCGCGAAGAGCGCGACCATTGGCTGTCTCTTTATGATGAAATCAAATTTGC